AACCTGAACCATAACTTGCTTGCTATCCATTTCGCCTTTGACGCCAGCAAAGGGCAAACGAATCATTGCTCGTTCAATCCAAAAGAATGTGTTTTTGCTGTTGCCATCTGGGAGGAAGCGTAGTGTAGCCGATTGGCCTTCTTCCATGTTCCAGTGTGGGTAAATGGAGTTATCTCCACCGGTGGATTGCCCACCTTGTTTGTTTTCTGCTGCCTGTAAACGTGCGCGAATTTCTGCTAATGATGCCATAGTAATTTCTCCTTAAAGTTGCCTATGTTATGTTGCCTATCTAATAATTAGATCTTAGTTGCCTGTGATACAGAACAAAAAAGCGCATACACAAGACTTAGTATATGCGCTTTTGCTGTCTGTGTCAATGTTATTTATGATTGTTTGGACAAAGCTAAAGTTTTTAATCTTGCCAAAGGATCTTCGTTCTCGTAGTAGCTACCTGTGACAGCACCATTGTAGTTCATTGGATCTTGTTTGGCCTGTCCCCATTGATCCTCTTCTTCCAAACTACCTTGAACAGGAGCCATGCCCCCAGCGACAGTACCACATTCAGCGAAACTGTTGATGGTGTCGGCTTCGTCCATTTGGTGTCCGTATTTTTGTGCCAGGCGATCAACCACACGGTCCATGATCTGCTCAAAGTCATCGTCTGGATGTAGTCTGTAGTCAATGGCCACGTCCTCGTACTCTTTCTGTAGCATTTTAGATACGTATTGTTCTTCGGGTGTGGCGGGACTGGTCAACAGGTTGTAAGGATCTGCGTCACCATCGATAATGTTTTGGATAATAATGTCAATGTCTGCCATGCGGCTTTCTGCCACAGGCATTGGTTCTGCTGCCGGTTCTGTTGCCACAGGCTCTGCTACTGGTTCTACAGGAGCAGGCTCAGCGGGTTGTTCGGCACCTTGCTGTGTGATAGCAGTGGTATCCACACCCAGCTCTCCCAGACGACCAACGATTTCGGCGTTGTCCCAAATATTTGAGTTAGGGTCTGCTTCTGCTGCGGCTTGAATCAAATCAAACAAGTGATCGTCGCCTACTAGATCATACAGTTGTTCAGTGGCATTAGTGCCATCGGGACCGGCGATCAGTTCTGATCCCATGAGCTGTTGTAGTTTGGCTTCTTGTTCTGGTGTGTCTGGTAGTGCCCAGGTACCTTCGGCCATGTTGGTGATCCAGTTTTCAAATACTTGAACTTCTTTCATTGCTGTTCCTTGTTGTATTTTGGCCAGCAACGGAAGTGCGGATTCAATTCTGGCATCCAGTGTTTGTTCTACGAACAGTGTTTTGATATCTTCTACTAGAGCATCTTCTGCGTTGATGTCAGCAGGGCTCCATGACTCAAAGTAAGCACTGTAGCCACGGCTGCTGCTCAGGTGCTTTAGATTCTCTTGTAGAGTTTGATAGTAACCCTGTGCAGACTCTACTAATGCAGCAGTAGAGCCTTCGAATACTCGGCTTTGGCTAGCACGATTGAACCGTGCTAGCAAATTCATTTCTGTGACTATTTCGCAGATATGGCTGCCACGAATGTCGTAGGGCTTGCCACCTTGTCGAACATGTTCCAACATAGCACGACCACCAGCTAATTTAGTAAATGGCAGTTTGAAACGCTCACCGTCGGCAGTTTCAATAAACAAACTTTCCACATAACGATAACGTTTGTCGTTTTCGCCCAGCATACGATTGTGTTTGATTACCAGTCTGGCATCAGTTTGCTCACCCATGTAGCTGACCTTGCGTGTGCCATAGTAGCCTTCAAACAAGCCTTCTTTGATAGCAGCCATTCCTGTCATGGTATGCTTGAGTTGGTTGATGTCTTTGGGACTCCAGGTGTATCTGTGCTGTGTAGCAAAATTGCTAAGTTGCTCTAAGAACTGGAACCATTCATTTTTGTCATCGGGGTTTTCCATGCTGCGGCCTAGATTGTCTCCGAAGAATAACTGCAGATCATTTTGATCGCCCAGCACAGCCACTGCTGTACCGTAGTTTTTGCCCGACTGTGCTACCCAATCAAAGCTAAACACAACTGCTTCGCCAGGCGCAGCATCGCGGCCTTTTTCATCAGTGTACTTTGTATCAAAGTTCTTGGTTACCAGCAGGTCTGCTAAGTCTTGGGATATTGTTTCTGTTGCCATAGTTGTTTATTTATTTGTTTTCCGGGAACCACGCTTAACTCCGGTTTTTATAACTTTCATCTTTCTTCCTATTTCTGCCAGACGATTATCGGTGTCTTTTGTAAGACCTTTGTTCCATGCTATCCTCTCTTTTTTAGGTTTAGCTGGAAGCAAGGATTTACATTTGTCATTGTGAAATCTGCTTATTATGTGGCTAGCAAATATTTTTTTACAATGTACGCATTGTTGTGTTGGTTTTGGGATTCCTTTGTAGTTCCCCTTTAATAATGTTTGTCTTATTTTGTTGCGGTACTCATCGTCAACAAGTTTTCCCCTAGCTGCTAAATTTGGCTTTCCTTTATTTGACAACAACAATGCTTTTGCGTTTTCTTGTTTGATACGCTCATACATTCTTGAACTAACTTTAAATCTTTTTTGGTAATCTCGTGACTGGTTAACTATTTTCCAAAGGGCATGACACATGCTACGTTTAGCAGATCCTTCGGTCATCTTAGGTAAGAGAAGATGACATATATAATGTTCTCTTGCTGTAAGTCTGACTAAGTTAGATTTAGAGTCGAGCCCTCCTAAACTTTTTGGTATGATGTGATGTTTTTCAGAATAAACGTTTTTGTTCAACGTTCTTTGTTGCGCATTAGATATGATTGTATTATACCATAAGGTATATTTGTTTTGTAAATACATTTGCTGGTGCCCTTCCTGGCATTAGAGTAGTTGGGAATTGGCGTTCCGCGAACTACACCTATATTTATCACCGAAGTATCGAAATAAATGGCATGGGCTCTACCATGTTATCAGTGTGGTCCTTTAGGTGAACGTCTAGTTCTGTATGAAAACTCTGCAGCAACATAAACATACGCACTGTTAACAACGTGCTCATCACAAGATCATCAGTTTCCCCGGGCTTGGCAGCATAGCTAGCGCCATTGGCTACAAACGTTTTGAGTTCAGAAATAAGACTTTTGCTTTTTAGTTTCATGCGCCCAGATTCTACCAACACTTTGAACTTGTTACAGGCTGTGAGTTTGGCTTTGTTTGTGGTGTTGAATCCTTTGCGGAACTTGCGCATACTTCCTGTTACAGAGTTATCGCTGAGGAAATAGCCCGGGATATTGTCTTCTCCATATTCTGCAATTGAAATTAATGCGGCTTCACCAATGGTGTTGTTTTCTACACTGTAATAAATGCTGTTAGAGTCGTTGACAATGTCATTGATTTCTTTGATTATTGTAGCCAATATGCGAACTTGAGTAGGAATGTCTGTTTTGTTGTGGCGCCATTCTGCTACTTGCTCCGTGGTATCGGCTTCGAACACTTGTATAGCAGCAGGGTCTCCGCCTGTGCCCAGACTTGGGTCTAATCCGACTACATATATTTTGCCTTTTTGTGGCTCCTTGTACCAGCGCACTTGTCCTGACTTGCGGACAGGCTCTATGCCTTCGAGGTCAATAAGTTTGGTAGGAGCGATCAATGTCTCGTCGTTGATAACAAACTCGCATTCCATTTCTCTGCGGAAACGATCTTCGCCCAGCTGTGCCAATTGTTCTTTGCCCCACTCTTCATCACGATCAGGATGTTCGCGCCAGTCACTACGAAAGGCACGGAATCCATTTATACCCAAACCATCGGGGCGTGTGTTGCCAAACTCATCTTCGGTTTTATTGGCACCTTTCCACAGGTAAGCAAACTGATCTTCGTCGGAGTTAGGTGTTGATGTAATAATTGCTTTACCACCAGTGGCCAAGGTAGGGCTAATAGAAGTCCAGAACTCTTTGGCGATGGTAGGTCTAACGAACGCAAATTCGTCAGCGTACATCAGTGAAATACTCATACCCCGGCCTGTTGTTTCGGTTGTTGTTTGACTAACAATACGTGATCCGTTTTCAAATTCCAACGATCCTTTGTTGTAACTGGTACAGCCTGCTCTAATGTGATTGGGACACAGTTCGTAAGCATAGCGAATACGTTGCATGATTTCCTGGGCACCTGTGTATTTGTGCGCGGCAATTAGAATGGTCGAGTCCGGCACAAACATAGCATACCACAACAAGTAACCGGCTGCACTTGTTGACTTTCCTGTTTGTCGTGGCATGAGGCTGATGGAGAAACGATAATCGTGGTATGTCCTGATCAGTCGCTTTTGATAGTCAAAAGGATGATACAACATCTTGCCCCGTGTGGGATGCTGGATATAGAAAAAATGGTCCATAAAATAAATTGGACCATCTACTGGGTCGGCACACAGCGCAAATTCTTGAAGTTCCTGATCTGTGTAAACTTCTTTTCTGTGCGGTGCCTTGACCAGTGTTGTTTCTTGTTGTTTAGATGGGTTAATCATCTGCCTTGCCGCACTTGGCACGTTTGGCGTTGGTCAGTGCCCCATAGTCCACGGGCCATTCTGTGCCAGGTGCTAGCTCTTTGAATCCTGCAGGGAAAGCATAGCGCACACCAGCATACTCTTGAATTTGTGCCAAGGGAGCGCGGAACTTGGTCAAGTCATTGCCCAGGTTTTGATAAGGCTTGACATGAGGGAAACTCCAGCCTGCTGCTTCTTTGGTCACATTGTTGATCACAATTTTGTAATAGCCATGAGGAACAATGATACGACCATTGGCAATGAATTCATCCTTGGGGCCATAGAAAGCACCCACGTAGATTGTGTAGGCCTGATTGCGTTGTACTGCCCAGCCACGTACACTTGTTTCCAACAATTTCCAAATACCACGATTTAGACTTCCGTGTTGTGGATACATGTTGGTCATTAAGAATGATTCATACTCCACTTGCTGGCTCCAACTCAGGTCGCCATCGGGGGCAGCATGTCCTTTGTCGTAGCCTGTGCTGGCATAGTCACCGGGTGTGGCGCCTTGGCCGCCTAGGCTTTGGTCAGCAACAAACGCATTGGTTCTTGGAAAACAGCCTAGTGCATTTTGTGGCAACAGTGTGTAGGCCACATAAGCAGGAACACGCACAGGTGCATCATAGGCCACCAAATATGCTTCACGGCAGATAGGCTGTGTTGGTCTTTGTGTTTGTGCAAATCCATATGGGCTGTGCACTTGGCAACTCTGAACTGGCAGCGGAGCACGCTGGTCCCAGGCATTGGCTGAGAGGGCAACAAATGCCAATACAACAAATAATATTTTTTTCATAACTTTTACCTTAAATCAAATTATTCACAGCCAATAACGGCGTTGATTATTTATAGGTTAAAAATTAAGTTTGGTAAAAATACCTGCTGGTATCAGCACCAACCATCTTTGGCCACGGGTGGCAGATACGCAGTTAATGTAACCGGGAAATTAAATGTTCCAGCCATGGCAAACCCGTTGGCTCCCGGGGCTTCCCAGTCGCTGGTGGGATCAAACGCTATGATGTAGAATCGCTTGTTTCCGCTGTTGTATGCTGCGTGAACAATGTTGCTGTAACTTGTACTTCCTGCTCCCCAGGTTGCTATCCAGATATATCCTGGATAATCTTGATTGTAAATCTCGCCAGCAGCGTCAAATGCTGCAATAATGTCACTGTCATTGTTGGTTATAGTTACACGATACGCCGAGTAGGTGTCTCCTTGAGAGTCAAGTACATAGCCATTGGTAGTTACACTGCTGAAATTGCCGTCAAATGCGTTGGGATTAGATACGCGACTTGAGGTAATTGTGAACGTTGGGTTCGGGCCCCAGAAGGTGTATCCTGCGGGAACAGAATATATTGGTTGAAGTTGCAGACTTAGTTCGCTTGGTCCAGATTCGCCGCCAATACTTGCTGCAAAATATTGACCAGTTATTGGAAGGTACACACCTTCTTGATTTGTCACAGGATCGGCAGTTGGGCTACCGTTCCAGTCTCCGTTGTTTACTCTGATCCACATACGCTCTGCCGAATTA